TACTAATTCTGGTAATGTAAACATAACCATCAACGAATTTGTTGATAATGTAGTTTGTGTGATCGTGGACGAAGTACACATGGCTAAAGCAGATTCTTTAAAAACGTTACTGTCTAGTGTAATGAGTCACGTTCCTATACGTTGGGGACTGACCGGAACAGTACCCAAAGAAGACTACAATAGGTTGGCTTTACTATGCACTCTGGGTCCAGTGATAGGCCAACTCAGTGCCAGCGAGTTACAACAGCAAGGGGTGCTGGCTAACTGTCATGTAAATATTGTGCAACTACAAGATCATAAAGAATACAACAACTATCAAAGTGAACTCAAGTATCTATTAGAAAATAACGAGCGACTTGACTACATAAGCGGCCTTATTAAGAGCATTCGTGAAAGTGGAAATACTTTGATCTTGGTTGATCGTGTAGCAGCAGGTCGTGCCTTGGTTGAACTCATACAAGATGCAGTATTTATAAGTGGTGCTACCAAAAGCATTAATAGACAGGATGAATATGACGAAGTGGCAACAGCATCGGATAAAGTCATTGTCGCTACTTACGGTGTGGCATCAGTTGGCATTAATATTCCTAGGATTTTTAATCTTGTACTCATTGAACCCGGTAAAAGTTTTGTACGTGTCATACAAAGCATTGGGCGCGGTATTAGAAAAGCATCAGACAAAGACTTTGTACAAATCTGGGACATAACATCATCATGTAAATTTGCCAGGAGGCATCTTACACAGCGTAAAAATTTTTATAGAGAGGCAAATTATCCATTTGACTTTGAGAGAATAGAGTACTTATAATAACAATTATGTCAAGAATACTAAACTTAGAAACCAATCGTGCATATGATTTAAATGAAATACCAAATGAAATTGAAGATCTTAGATTCTGTGTATTAGATAATTCAGACCCAAAGAATCCAGATTACTTTTATATTCCTTTAATTTTCTTAGAAAGTTTTAATTCGCCTGCCTTGGTACTACGCATAGGAGATCACACTGTAAAGATGCCGGTAGACTGGCAGTTACTGATTGGCGAAAACGACTTTGGAGATTTAGAAGTGGTTCCATTGACCAGTCTCAATGATCGTGGATTCTCGGCATTTTGTTTTAATCCCATTGGCAGTTATAAACCTGAATTTCATTTGGTGGAAATTGTTGACATTTATCAAGATGTAAAATGGTATTTTCCTAAATTAAAATCTGGCCAATTGTTAGCTGTTCCAATTGATTCAAATTCAGTCAATCCCATGTGTTCTTTTTTTGTTAAGGATATCAGTCGTGTTAGTGAAATTGTTGATTATGGAAAAGCCTGGTAATGACAACTGCTAAATCTAAAAAACGTACTCTTAAATTAGATCGTGTGTTTGCTGCCATAGATTGTAAAGATAGGTCTTTTCTAAATCGACTCAATGATGATGAACGTAAAGAATTTAATGCTTACATAAGTATGCGCTGGGCAGCCGGTATAGAGGGCAGCTATGAGGAACAGGTTTACTATCTACGCAGTGTCAATGAACGTGTTAATTTCAACTTTTTTGACATCAGCAGACACCCCAAATTGCAATGGTTGCTGTGCACCACAGCGAGTCCCAACATTGGTACATTTAGACACTATTGGATTGGTTCTAAAACCAAAACCAATGGTGTAGAAAAATTCATTGAAGCACAGTTTCCTCATCTCAATGATAACGAAATAGCATTGATGGCAGCTAATCTTAGTATTGCCGAATTGCGAGACTATGCTCGTAGCCTAGGTTGGGATGAGAAAGAGATACAAAAGGCACTATGAGTTATCAATGTCGATACTGCAACCGATCCTTTACCAAAGAAAGCACTCTGAGCAATCATGTTTGTGAACGTAAGCGGCGTATTCAGCAAGAACGCGAAATAGGAGTACAATGGGGTTTACAGGCCTATTTGATTTTTTATCAATTTACTCAGAATTCTAAAAAGATATCCTATGAAGATTTTGTAAACAGTAACTATTATACGGCTTTTGTACGATTTGGCAGACATTGTCATGCCATACACTGTATTAATTTTCGTGCCTACACAGAATGGCTATTGAAATCTAATAGAAAAATAGATCAGTGGTGCAAAGAATTGTTGTATTCAGAATGGCTTTTTGAATATCTACGACGAGAAAATACCAACGATGCACTAGAACGTAGTCTACAAAGCATTATAGATTATGTAGTGGAAGTGCCCGAACTTAAGCACTGTTATTACAATTACTTTCGATATGCAAATCAGAATCGTATTTGTTATCATATCATCACTGGTCGTATAAGTCCTTGGATCATATACAACTGTGATTCTGGGCAGACCTTTTTGCAACAGCTTAACGAAGACCAACTTAACTTAATTATGTTATATCTGGACCCTGATTACTGGCAAAATCGTTTTGCATATTTAACAGATGATGTTACATTTGCCAGATATATTTTAAAATTGACCGGATTATGAAATTTACCAGTGATATTGACATTGACTTTGGTGATCGAAGTAAAATTTTACAAAAGATTAAGCACATACCCGCCGCTATACATAACAGTAAAGGTATACAAATACACAATACCGGTATATATGTTACCGATATATCTCGTGATCCAGTGCACAATTGTTCTTCAATAGACTATAAAAAAGCTGAACAAAGAGGATATATCAAGTTGGACTTTTTAAATGTAGGATTATATACTAAGATCCGTAATCAGGATCATTTAACAGATTTATTAAACACTGATCCGCCTTGGCACAGATTATATCAGCAATCATTTTGTGAGCAGTTAACACACATTGGCAAACATTATGACCTACTGCTTAAAATGCCAGAAGCAGTCAACAGCATACCGCGTTTGGCTATGTTCTTGGCTTTGATACGGCCAAGTAAACGAGATCTAATAGGGCTGCCCTGGGCCGAAGTTGCTAAAACAATCTGGCAACGCCCCCAAATTGATCAGTATTATTTCAAAAAAAGTCACAGTGTGGCCTATAGTCATTTGGTAGTTGTTAATATGAATTTATTGGATCTTGCGGATCAGAGTAATACTACGTCGTTTTGATCGTTTAGCAGCTATTTCTTTCAAGTTAATATTAGGACCAAGGCGCACGGTTACGTCCTTGCTGTTCATGGTTTTCACACAAAATTTGAATTCATTCCATTCATGTTTGAGAAAAACATTAATGGGTATCATTCTATTGCTTTCCCACCACCAAGTTTCGCCGAGATCAAGAAATTTTTTCTTCTGATCTTCGGTTTTCAAACTGCCAAAATCATAAATCGTTGTAATTTGATCATCGGAATTTTGTATGATTCCGATGTATTCATTGCCACCGTAAACAAGGTAAGTAATGAATGGGTATTGTTTGAGTAGCTTTTTGATTTCTTCCACTTTGCAATAAATATTAAAATAATGAATACGATCCAAACATATTTATATGCTCAGAAAGTGGTGGTCCAATGTTGGAACTCAAGATTTACAAATATAAGGAATTCTAAGGTGTACGGAAGGAAAATTAAAATATATCAAGGAATTGATAATCCTATACATTTTTCGGCTCGAGACCAAGATCAAAAACCAGTTAATTTAACAGGTTCTAGTGTACAAGCCGACATCCAAGATCCAGTGACTGGTTTAACTGTTGTGTGCTTGGCAGTTAACATTGTTGACACTGTCAAAGGATTGGGATATTTACTGATTGACAAAGATACTGTTAACAGCTTGTCTAATAGACAATACAAAATAACATTTAAAATTACCAACAATGGATCTCTAACACAATTTCCTTTATATACCGATTCTGATGCAATGGTTCCTATAGATCTCATGGTAGAAAATGCTTACTACTCTACATCACGTACTGTAGATCAAGACGAAATAATAATTGATGGTGGGATTATCTAATCATGACAACCATTCTTAACATTAAAAACTTTATACTGAAAAAAGGTAATCTAGCAGTTAGCCAGAATTACTTGGGTACCCTTGGTGAAATTACATACGACACTACATTAGGTACCATACGTGTGCATGATGGTATTGTACCTGGCGGTAACATTCTGCTTAATACTGCTGATATTGCTGATTTACAGGAACAGATAGACTATATTAAAAGCAATTTTGATAATACAGAATTAGATAGTATAGCCGAAATTGTTTCTTTCACAGCTAATCTACAAATTGACATTGGAGATGAAGCAAATATACGAGCAAATGAAGATGCCAATCTTCAAACACAGATTAGTAATCTATTATTACAAAAATCTCAACTAGTTAGTGGTAATAATATTGTTAATTTAAGTGCCACTACCGGCGATTTAATTATGCCATATGTGAACTGGTTGACCGACCCAATACCCAATCCTGGTAAAAATCTAATTTGGGACACCGGCGATGCCAATTTATCTATTGGACCTTTAAGAACTTTGCACGGAACTTCGTTGCATTTTGGTGTCAATAATAACATAATAACATTTGATACATTAGGTACATTATACGCTGCTAATGTGTGTTTTGGTAGTAATGTTTTAATTGATTCCAACGGAATCGTAATTAATACCAGTACCGGTCCTGGTCAACATAGGTTCGAACATCGCGGTAACATTATAATCGCTGCTGATAGTACCATACAAACTGAAGATTCATCCGTACCAATGGTCTATCAGAACACCAGTGGTTTAACCATACGTACAGGTGAAACTAACATTGGGGATACCGGATCAATGGTTATACAGACCGGTAAAACAGTCTATGGAGATACAGGTAATTTAACATTAGAAGCAGCATCCACTACTAGTGGAGCCGGTGGTATAGTGTTTATACGAGCTGGCTCTACAGTCAATGGCGACGGCGGAGATGTAAGAATTAACAGCGGCGATTCGGTAAACGACATTCCGGGTAATGGCGGAGACATGCTGCTGACACTGGGCACAGCGGTCAGTGGCGACGGCGGAGAATTCATTCTTTTAGCCGGTTCAACTACCAATGGTCACGGCGGTCAGGTGAAAATAACTGCAGGATCTACCAGTCTAGGTGATGCCGGCGGGTTTACATTTACGGCAGGAGATACGAATTCGGGCCAAGGTGGTGGTTTTGGGTTGTTTGCTGGTAATAGCAATTTAGGTGCAGCCGGCAATATCAGACTAATAGCCGGTGATGCTTATAATGCGGCACAGGCAGGAGATATTACCATACGCTCTGGCTCTAATTTTACTAATAGTTTATATCATGGACACATAGAACTCATCACAGCAGGTGGTATAACCAGTTTGAACAGCGATGGTTCTACAGTATTACCGGGATCACTGAATATAGGTGGCAATCTGGTTGTGCCCAATGACTTGACTGTGGGTCAAAATTTGGTAGTCACTGGTAATTTCACTGTGATTGGTACCACAAGCACAGTTTCATCTACTACAATTACTATAACAGATAAAAACATAGAGCTGGCCAAAGTTGCTAGTCCTACAGATTTAACTGCTGATGGTGCTGGATTAACAGTAAATGGCTTAACAGACAAGACATTTATTTGGTCAAACGCAAACCATGCTTGGAACATCAGTGAACATTTTAATTTGGCTCTTGGCAAACAAATCACAATTGATAATGTCCCGCTGCTGTCAGGTACTGGACTTGGATCGAACATAATTAACAGTAATCTGTCTACACTAGGAACAGTGCTTTTTGGTACATGGCAAGCAGCCATAATAAATTCTACCTACGGTGGCACCGGTGTAAACAATGCCAATAGATTAATTAAAGTGGACGGCAATCTAACCACAGCCGGTTCTTATGATCTTACACTGACTTTAACTAGTGATACTATCCTGACATTACCAGTTACTGGTACTGTGGCCACACTAAACGGAATAGAAATTTTTAATAATAAGACCCTAAACACCCCAGTTCTTGATGCACCTACAGTAATTAATCATCCTACCATCGAGGGTGTAACCAGCACTGGTGCCACAGGTACAGGTCAATTTGTTTTTGATGTAGCACCTAGTCTGATTACACCAATTCTGGGCGTAGCCACTGCTACAACCATTAATAAAGTCAGTATTACGGCACCGGCCATTGGTTCTACATTAACCATTGCGGATGGAAAAACGCTGTTAGTACAAAATACCGCGACATTCACTGGCAATGATGCTATCACCGTTGATTTAAATGCTGGCGGATCGGTGGCATATAAAGGTCTTAGTTTAGCACAGTTTGCCGCTACAACCAGTGCTGAATTATTTAATATGGTAACAGATGAGACCGGCTCGGGATTATTGGTGTTCAATAATACTCCAACTCTGGTTACTCCAATTTTAGGTGTTGCTAGTGCTACTACCATAAACAAAGTCACTATCACAGCACCTGCAACAGGTGCTATATTGACCATAGCTGACGGAAAAACATTTACAATTGGTAGCTCTTTAACATTACAAGGAATCGATGGCAGCACAATAGATTTCACCACTGGTGGTAATGTAGCTTATAAAGGCTTAACTCTAGCACAATTTACAACCACAAGCAGTACAGAACTTAGAAATCTAATCAGTGACGAAACCGGCTCTGGTAGCTTGGTTTTTGCTGATACTCCAACCCTGATTACTCCAATTTTAGGTGTTGCTAGTGCTACGTCCATAAACAAAGTCACTATCACAGCACCTGCAACAGGTGCTACATTAACAATCGGTGATGGTAAAACTTTATCTGTTAGCAATTCGTTGACTTTGTCGGGCACAGATGGTAGCAGTGTTAATTTTGGCTCAGGTGGTACAGTGGCTTACAAGAATGAAACTCTAGCACAATTTGCTAGTACCACAAGTAATCAATTGGCCGGCATCATCACTGATGAAACTGGTACTGGTAGTTTAGTTTTTGCTAGTTCACCCACACTTATTACTCCTACTCTTGGCATAGCAACTGCTAGTTCCATTAATAAGTTAGCTATCACAGCACCTGCAACAGGTGCTACATTGACAATCAGTGATGGTAAAACTTTATCTGTTAGCAATTCGTTGACTTTGTCAGGCACAGATGGTAGCACCGCATCATTTGGTGTTGGTGGTACAGTGGCTTACAAGAATGAAACTCTTAGTCAGTTTGCGGCCACTACTAGTAGTACATTGGCGGCATTGATAACTGACGAAACCGGAACAGGTAGTTTGGTGTTTGCTACTGCTCCAACCTTGGTCACACCAATATTGGGTATAGCTACCGCTACTACAATCAATAAACTAACTATCACGCCTCCGGCCGTTGGCTCTACATTAACAGTGACCGACGGCAAAACTCTAACAGTAAATAATACACTTACCTTTATTGGCAACGATACATCAATTGTTAATTTTGGTAGTGGGGGTGTTATAATTTATGCCAGCAGCAAATTAAGTAATTTTGCTACTACAACCAGTGCAGAATTACGCACAGTGGTCGCAGATAGCACCGGAACTGGTACATTGGTATTTAACAATGCCCCAACATTGATCGCCCCGGTGTTAGGAGTAGCAACTGCTACCAGCATTAACAAACTTAACATAACGCCACCAACTAACAGTGCTACACTAACCATAACAGATGGCAAAACACTAGCAGTGACTAATACACTGACTTTCACTGGCATAGATTCCAGTGCTGTGGATTTTGGAACCGGTGGTACAGTTACATATCGTGCCAATAAACTCAATGTATTTGCACCTACCAGCAGCAGTGAATTAGCAGGTATAATTACCGACGAAACCGGCTCTGGCAATGTAGTATTCAATAATGCACCCACTCTTCACAATGCTACATTAATTAATCCTATTATAACTCCTACAGTGGGTGAATTAATAGTCAACGGTAACTTAACAGTTAATGGTAATCTAACCACAGTTAATAGTACCGTAGTTACCTTAGATGATCCTATTTTGACCTTGGGCGGAGACATAGCACCTAGTATCAATGATGGCAAGGATCGTGGAATTGAGTTTCGTTACTACTCGGCTACGGCTAAAGTTGGTTTCTTTGGTTTTAAGTCGAGTTTGGGAAAATTTACATTTATACCAGATGCGACCAACAGTAATGAGGTATTTTCGGGCACATTGGGGATCATTGATGTTGCTGCTGTACATATCAACGGTAGTTTAATAACAGCCGGTAATCTTGCCAATGGCACCACTGGAACAGGATCAATTGTTCTAGCAAACAGTCCCACATTGGTTACTCCAAGCCTGGGTGTTGCTAGTGCTACTACCATAAACAAAGTCACTATCACCGCTCCAACTACCAGTGCTACGTTGACAATCAGTGACGGTAAAACTTTATCTGTTAGCAATTCGTTGACTTTATCTGGCATAGACAGTAGCAGTGTTAATTTTGGCTCAGGTGGTACAGTGATTTACGCAGCCAACAATCTCAGTGCATTTGCTAGTACCACCAGTTCGCAATTGGCCGGAGTTATCACCGACGAAACTGGTACTGGTAGCTTGGTTTTTGCTGATACTCCAACCCTGATTACACCAAGCCTGGGTGTTGCTAGTGCTACGTCTATAAACAAAGTCACTATCACAGCACCTGCAACAGGTGCTACATTGACAATCAGTGATGGTAAAACTTTATCTGTTAGCAATTCGTTGACTCTGTCTGGCATAGACAGTAGCAGTGTTAATTTTGGCTCAGGTGGTACAGTGATTTACGCAGCCAACAATCTCAGTGCATTTGCTAGTACCACCAGTTCGCAATTGGCCGGAGTTATCACCGACGAAACCGGTACTGGTAGCTTGGTGTTTGCAAACAGTCCCACATTGGTTA